ACAACATCATGCCTCAGTTGCTTAGGTACTTGGATGGGAATACCCCCGAGGAACTTAATGCAAGTGTTGCAGATCTTAAAGCGCAAACTGAAAGCATTTTGAACGATGCGCAGTCTGCATTGCAGCAGCAGCGTAGAGAAATGCGTGGAACGAGTGTAACAACTCCTCCAGCAGGACCATTGGAGATCAATTCGGAACAACGTCAGTTTACGGCTGAAGAAATTGCAGCCATGCCGATGAACGAATACGCAAAAAACCGCAATCGTTTCTTGAGCTCTCGTGCTCAAGGTAAGAGTAGCGGACTACTGGGTTAAACAATTAACCTCTAAACTACTATCAAGGAGTCATAGCTAAATGGCATCAGGTATTACAGGTACCGGCAACCTCGCCGCGTCACCAACAGCGTACTCAGGTACAAATACCCAATTGACTCAAGCGATTCAGACAATCTGGTCCAAGGAAATCTTGTTCCAGGCAATGCCTATCCTTCGCTTTGAGCAATTTGCGGTAAAGAAGACAGAGCTCGGAGTAGCTCCTGGTCTTCAGATCAACTTCATGCGTTACAACAACCTCGGCTTTGCTTCACCGCTTGTTGAAGGTGTTCGTATGCAGACAAACGCATTGACAGCACAACAGTTCTCAATCACAGTAACAGAGCATGGTTACGCTCTTGCTGTTTCAGAGCTTTTGCTTAATGCCTCATTTGACGATGTGATGGCTTCTGCTTCACGTCTTCTCGGTCGTAACATGGCTATCTACCTAGATCAGCTTTCACGCGACACACTCTACGCAGCTTCCTCAACCATCTACGGTGAAGACCGTTCAAACCTTACCGCTGTTAACAGCTGGTACGCAGATGGCACAAAGGGTACAAACCGCGCTTCTATGACAGGCACATACTACTTGACCCCTCACACTGTCAAGGATGCTGTTGAGAGCCTAGCTACAAAGAACATCCCACGCTTGGGTGAGACTTATGTATGCTTCGTTCACCCACACCAATCACGTCACCTCCGTGACAATCCTGAATTCATTGAAGTCACCAAGTACGCAGCACCTGGTAACTTCATGCTCGGTGAAATCGGTCGTTTGTACGACGTTGTATTCATTGAGACAACTCAGGTTCTCAAGGTTGCTGGTGGTGCTGGTGCAGGCTACAGCGCTGATACAACTGTTGCTAACCCTGTAGTAGTTCCTGGTGGAGGTTACACAACACCTGCGACACTAACAGGTAACGGCGCATCTGACCGCTACTCAGCTATCTTCATCGGAGATAACGCATTCGGTCACGCTATCTCACTTCCAGTTGAACTCCGCGATGGCGGTATTCTTGACTTCGGTCGTGAGCACGCACTTGCTTGGTACTCAATCTTCGGACTTGGCCTTATCACAGACCAATCTGTAATCATTGCAGAAACCAACTAATACAACTAAATAGCTTAAAGGGCGGGCTCGCAAGGGCCCGCCTTATTTAAACGAGATACTAAATTGGAGGATTCATAGTGGCTACAAAGAAGCCCACAGACACGACAGGCGTAATGCGCGACAAGATGCTTGCAGAAAGCATTGAAGCTCAGCAAGAAGCAGCTAACAAGATGTCCATGGCCACGGCTCAAGCCAAGGTTGATCTAGAGACGAATGTTATTGATGCAACAGTTCCTGAGCGCCAGACAGTAATTATTGATGCTCCCGTTACAGTAGGTAACGAGGATGACAGCACAGTAGAAATCCGTGTAGTCCAGGACATTGAAAATATGACCCTAGGCGCAGGAAACAACTACACCTTCAAGGCTGGTCAAAAGTACAAGGTTACTAAGCACGTAGCGCAGCACCTAAAAGAAAAAAACTATCTTGCAGGTGTTATTTAATAACGCAGCTGGACGATGTGGGCGGATCTCTTTTAGGGGTCCGCTTCTTCGTTTGTAGAGATTTTTAAGCAAATATCCGACATCATTAGGTAGGTAATGTTAGGAGTTCTTAGTGGCTTTATTGTCTGACATTCTCTCTAGAGTGCGCCTTGAGCTTGGCGATCTACAGCAGAATTTTACTTTTGCCGCTACCGGTGATGGCATTACTAAGACCTTTGATCTAGGTCAAAAGCCTGTTGAGCTAACTAATCTTTATATTACTGTTAATGGCTCTGCCATCCCTTACCCATCAGGTTACTCTTTAGAAGAGAACACGGGAATACTTACTTTTACTACAGCCCCAGCTGCAAACTCAACTATTGCTATTACAGGTCTAAAAGATCGTTACTTCCTAGACGCAGACCTCACCAAGTTTATTAATGACGCGGTAAATCAACATACATATAACCGCACAGATGCCTACGGCAGCGTAGTAACTCTCAACATGATTCCTCCAGTTGAGGAATACCCTCTGGCAGTATTAGCCTCCATTGAGGCGCTCTGGGCACTGGCTACAGACTCTGCCTTTGACATCAATATCACCGCACCTGATGGGGTTGTAATCCCTCGCGCCCAAAGATTTACACAACTCTCTGCAATGGTTCAACAGCGCTGGGATCAATACCGACTTCTATGCTCACAGCTCAATGTGGGTCTATGGCGCATTGAGATGGGCACCCTTATCCGTACCTCACGCACAACTAACAAATACGTCCCTATCTACATGGGTCAAGAGATTGACGATAGCCGTATTCCAGAGCGCGTGTATATTACAAACGACCTTACTGGACGCTCACCTCTACCAGAGACTGCCGGAATCTACGACCTTCAGATCATTCAAGGCAACTCTTGGTCTCAAGACTTTACCTTCCCATTTGACGTCAGCAACCTTACTTGGGCAGCTCAAATTCGTACTTATCCAAATTCTCCATCACTTTACGCAAACTTTACAATCACCATTTTGGACGGTCCAAACGGAATTATCCAGCTATCTCTAGACCCATCTAGCACTCAATATCTTCCTGTGCGCGGGTTCTGGGATCTTCTTGCAACTAACCCGTCTAACCCTGATTTTGCTCAAACATATCTTCGCGGTCAAGTATTTGTACAACAAGCAGTAACAGATTCATCTGGAGCATTGGACGGTAGCTGGTGACATACGTATATCCAACAGCAACACCTGTTGTCGTTACAGTAACTCCTCCTACACCTGCCAGTGTAGAAGTAACAAATGTCTACGCTGGAGCTCTTAACCAGCCTGAGATTGCCTATCACTTCATTCAACAAACCCCTTCCAATTCATGGATTATCACTCATAATTTAGGTTGGATACCTAACGTTACAGTTCAAGATTCTGCTGGTAACATAGTAGAAGGAGAAATTGCGTACACTAATACGAAGCAACTTACGATCACATTTTCAGCAGCTTTTAGCGGTAACGCCTACCTCTCTTAAGGAGAAAATAAATGTCACGTAGCTTTTTAACACCGATCAATCTGAACCAGAATGAACTTCAGAATGCTCGTATTCAGAACTTAGCTACAGCTCCAGCCTCACCTGTATCGGGTCAGATTTACTATGACACCACAGTAAGCCAGCTTAAGGTTTACGAGGGCACTGGTTGGGCACCTGTAGGTGGAGTTGCTACTGGCGCAGGCGCACCTGCTACTTCTCCGCTATCCACAGGCTCAATGTACCTTGACACAACTAACAGCCTTCTTTATGTTTCTAACGGAACCGCGTCAACCGCTAACTGGATTCCAGTTATGCCATACGGCCTTACTGCGGATATTGCAAACCTTGGTGCTGCCGCTGCATCAGGTTCTTCTCTTAAAGTTGCTCGCGCTGACCACGTTCACCGTCACACAGATACAGACCACTCTGGTATTCACCTTAATGCTCTTGCAACTGCAACCGGCAACTACTCAATGGGTGGATACCAACTTAACAACGTTGGAACCCCAAGCTTGGGAACAGATGCGGCTAACAAATCTTATGTAGATGCTGCAGCTACTGGTCTTAACGTTCATTCAGAAGTACAAGCAGCTTCAACAGCAAATATTGTTGGTACATATACCCCGGGTACAACAGGGGCTGACGGTGGTGCAGGTGTAGGAGCAATCTTTACAGTAACTGCTACAGGTGCATTTGTAGTTGACGGCTATACAACAGTTCTTAATGACCGCATTCTTCTTAAGAATCAAACAACTGCTACACAAAACGGTATTTATTATGTAACAACCGTTGGCACAACCGGAGTAAGCGCAGTTCTTACTCGTGCTACAGATTCTGACAACCACATTGCTGGTCAGGTAGTAGCTGGAGACTTTATCTTTGTAGCTAAAGGTAGTCTTAATACTTCAAGTGGCTGGGTACAAACAGCGACAGGTACATCAACAACACCAGCAAATGGTATTAAACTTGGTACAGACCCTCTAGTATTTACCCAGTTTTCTGGTGCCGGT